TTATCGTGCTGCGTAAACCGATGAACACAAATATAAAAATGAATGTAAAAAAGAAGGAGTTAATCTGTTCTTCGGATCCTTCTTTATCCATTTCAGTAAACTCTTGAAATTCATGGCTGCTATCTTAAACCCAAACCACAATTTTGAACGCAATAATCCCCTTACCGGCATAAAGTCCACTTTGTATTTCCTCCTCAGTACTGATGGTATACCCTCTATCCCGGCTCTTTGACTCGCTATTCTTCTGTACTCTTCTGTCCCCATCTTCACTCGCAACAAGCTCAACCGATATGCTTTCTCACTTATCCTTACCACTGCTTTCCGTTCCGTTATCTTTACTCGACACCTATCCTTTAATGGACATCTCTTACATTTTTCTACTTCAAAGTAGGCCTTGTAATTCCCTTTACTGTTATAACTGGCATACGGTTCTTCTCCGCCAGGACATCCTATTATAACATTTCTTGCCTCATCTACCTTGTATTCACTGTAATCCATCTTATCTTCTGACGGCTTCTTACCAGTTAATCCCGTCGGTATCATCTCTATGTTCTTTTCCAATGCCTTCTGGGCTATTTCTTCACTATAATAAGTACCGTCCACAATAACCTTTGTTTCATTACCTGCTTCCCCTTCAGGTAACCGTTCTATCGTATCTTTTGCAAACTGTTGGTCACTATATATGTTCTGCCTTAGGTCATATTGAATAATCACTCCACCTTCTTCGTTAAAACTCTCAACCACATTAGCTACATACCCTATATTGCCTTTGTTATATTTCTTCCGATACGTAGCATCAGGATCTGTCGGATTTTGTAAACTGTCTGATGGTATCTCTTTCGCTTCCTTTATACTAAATTTCCCTTCCAATACCTCCGTCTGCTCCCTGAAAAATCGTTCTAGCATCTTGTATTCTTCCGACTCTATCACTTCTTTTTTGTTACTGGCATAGTAAAGATCTACTGCCTGTGAAATTAAAACCTCTATCTTCTTGTCTGCCTCTGTATCCTTTGTCCTGTATATCACTTCATTCTTGTACCCTGTCTCAATGTATCCTGCACAACTTTCGGGTATACTCTCAGGATCTATTTCTTGCAATAATTTTACCATCCTCTCATTTAGCGAATAAATAAGCTCCATCCTCGATAATTTCTTGCAAGAGGAGCTCACCATCAAAGAATCTACTCTAATCTTTTTGCCATCTATTTTCATGTATTGAGCTATAACTTCTGCCAAAGCCTCTACTTCTTCCTTTATTAAGTCTCTGCCTGTCTCCTTTTCATATTCCACTACACGCTTCCTGAAATTGCTTAAAGTATTTATAGATACTGGCTGTCTTTCTAAGCTTGTTGTATGCAAGGCGTACTGATATCGAATATCAAAGTGTAGAGATCCTATGAGCTCTTCGTCGCTATCCTGAAATATTTCCTTTATTATCAACAACCCTATTATGACATTCACCGGAGAATTAGGCCTTGTTGCAGGATTATCACTGTACAATACGCTGAATCTCTCTTCATTTATCTTTGGGAAAATATATTCCCTAAAAGCATGACACCAACTATTCTTCAAAATATCTATTAAATACTTTGGCATTCTATTCAGTGGATCAAACATCGATATTTGATAATTTGCATTCCTGCAAAACATAATGGCCTCATCCCTTTCCCTAGGATTTGATACCATTATTATATCATATTTTGCTATATTTGTTTATATTTTCTAGCTTTTTGTGGGACAATCAATTGCTTGTCAATAGTTATTAACATGAAAATGCTGACAATAAAAGCTCACAATAAATCATATATAATCCCTATAAATCTCCTCCATATACTTTATTACATTCTCTAGCGAATATTCTTTTATCATTTCCAAATTTGCACGGCCAAATTTTGTTCTTAACTCCTGCGAATTATACAGCCTCTCAATTGCATCAGCAAAAGCATCTACATCATCTAACGCAATAACAAATCCATTTTTCCCATTGACAACCAAATCCCGGTTTCCTCTACAATCTGTAACCACAAGAGGCAATCCTGTGGCCATTGCTTCCATAACGTTAACCGGTAATCCTTCACGCCTTGATGCTGAAACAGCAACATCAGCAATAGCCATAAGATTTGGAACATCTTTTCGATACCCCAAAAAATGAATATGATTTTTTAATTTCAAATCTCTCACTTGCTGCTTATAATCTTCAATTAGCTTCCCAGCACCAACAAGCAGAAGTTTTATGTTAGGAATTTTATTTTTCAATACATCAACTACTTTAATCAATAAATCCTGATGTTTGTTATGGTTTAGTTCTGCTACATAAATCAAAATAAAATCATCATCACTATAACCATATTGCTTCCTCAATTCTTTTTTCTTCTCTAATGGTTGTGGAACAAATTTATTTAAATCAACCCCTACTCCTGATACTTTTTTTACAGAACGAGCTTTAAATTTATTTACTGCTAATTCATAATCTTCATCATTTATGGTAATCAGACAATCCGTATATTTTGACAACCATTTTTCAATGGGATAATACAATAACCAATTTATTAATGATGCACCTTTAAAAAAATGAAAACCGTGGGCTGTATAGAGTACTTTTATATTAGGAATATTTCTACAAGCTAACCTAGTAAGAAAAGAAGCAACAGGCGTATGAGTATGAACAAGCTGATATTCACCTGAGGCAATCAGCTTCTTTATTTCAATATAAGCTTTATAATTGGCTTTTTTAAAAGGTGACCTCTGAAACTCTATATTATATATTTTGCACCCCAATTTTATCAAATCATGACTTATTTCTTGCACTATGTTGCATGCTACGTCAACTTGATTTCCTTTCTCTATTAATAACTTTATATGTGGAACTAGAAAACCATTTATAGTATTAGATACAGTAGTAACATATAATATTCTCATCTTATCACACTACCTTTTAACTTTCTCAATTTTTCTACCACAATCTCAACATCTTCTTCACTCAAATTACTACTGCAAGGCACATTAATCAAATTCNTCTAGATGATAGAAAATAAGTTTTCAAAGAAGGTGGTACGNTGGATTATCACGTTAAATGCCTTGTTTGTGGTGGCGGTATTGTTTTTATATTGGCACACAGGGTCAGAGCCAGCAACGTTAATAGCGAGTTGGTTNGCNTTTACCACTGGTGAGTTGTGGGCATTGGCAGGTATAAAGAAAGAAGAAACACGGCAGGGAGGTGATAGCGACGACGATAAATAAGTATAGCACGGTAAATAAGTGGGCAGGGAGGAGGTTTTACGGCAAAGAGTGGGTGCCCGATGTCATAGTCATTCATATCGCTGAAGGTACGTATAATGGAACAATAGCATGGATGCAAAATCCGAACTCCAGAGTGTCAAGCCATTTTATCGTTGGTCAAGATGGAAGAATAGCACAAATGGTGGATATAAGAGACACGGCTTGGTGTAACGGAACAAGCACGAACCCAGCGGATAGTACTTATTATGGCTATGCGACAGCGAGGCTGGTAAAAGAGCGGAAAACAAATGCGAATTACTTTACGATAAGCATAGAAAATGAAGGGTTCTATTCAAAGACACGAGGCGAGCTTACACCAGCGCAGTTGAATGCCGAAGTAGAGTTGATAAGGTNNATCGTTGANGANGTAAANNGNATNTGGGGCGTAACAATACCGATTGACAGGGATCACATTATTGGGCACTATGAGGTTACTCCAAAGAATAAGCCGCATTGTCCGGGAGAAAAATTTCAGTGGGACGAGTTGCTAAAGCGTTTGAAAGGAGGCGAGAAAGTGTTTAATGATGTAGACGAGAAACATTGGGCGTATAAGTACATAAAGGAGTTGAAGGAACTCGGTATTGTGCAAGGTGATGGTAGCGGGAATTTCAATCCAGAGAAACCCGCAACGAAGGCGGAAGTTGCTACTATGATAGCCAAGCTTTACGAAAAGATAAAAGGAGGGAAGTAGAATGCATGACTTATTTTTACAGTTACTTTACGATATCATCGCTATTCTTGTCCCGATACTTGTTGGATATGCGATAGCATGGTTGCAAAAAAGGATAGGAACAGAGAAGATGGAAGCATTAGTGCGAGAGCTTGCTACAAAACGTGAATTGGCACGGGTTGCAGTATTGTTTGTCCAGCAAGCGTACAAAGATTTGGGCGGAGCAGAGAAGTATGACAAGGCGGCAGAGTGGTTGTCCGATGCGGCAGACAAGATAGGTATACAATTGTCCGAAGAAGAGATTAAGGGACTTATTGAAGCCGCCTTGAAGGAGTTAAAGACGGAACTAGGCGAAGCGTGGGATGAGTTAGCGAATTAGCCGCCTATTACTTTAATATAGGCGTTGCCCTCCGAGGTGCTCCCCTCCCTCCTACTCGGAGGGCGTTTTTATTTGTGGTATTGTGCAGGTATTGACATATAGCGAAAAATGGTATAATATATAAAGAGATAACATGAAAGGAGGGAGTAGGTATGGCAAAGATTGTGTTAGACGTGGCGAAGTTGAGGATGTGGAGGGCTTATCGTGGATTGACAAAGCACAAGATGTCGCAGTTGATGGGGTATGCTGGCGATGGATATTACTACATTGAAAGCGGCAAGGTAGTGCCATCGTTAGCGAGGATTAATCAAATTTGTGAGATTTTAGACATCAGTCCGTTGGACATTCTCGTAATTGAGGATGAGAAGAAGGAGGGAGAGCATGAAAACATTGGCGAGGTTCGTTGACTTTGTGAATGATGAAGAGACAAGCACCTTGACAGTGCACGTGATGTGCTGTCCCGATATTGGGGCGTACGTAAAGTTGTTGGATGATTTGGGGTTTACGTTCATTTACATTGACGGAGACTCATGCGAGGCAGAGCTCCAAGGCGAGTACAGTAAAGTGTTTGAAGTAATGCGCATGCTTGAGCAGGAAGGGTTTACGTGGTAGCCATGGCGTTACGAGTAAGTAGTGCAGGAGCTTGTCCGAGAAGGATAGAACTTGAGGCATGGGGTGTAGAAGGGCTTCCATTGTGGGAAGGTTCAGAACGTGCCTTTGCTGAAGGTAACATGCATGAGCAGTCTATTCTTGAGTGGGCATGCGAGAACTTACCAAATGGGCCGTATGTGTTACATAGCCAGCAGAAGGAAGTTTCTATTTTTTACCACGATAAAGAACTACTTGTGGGGCACATTGATGGATTAGCTACCAATAATGAAGGTGTAACAGTATTGCTTGAAGCAAAGGCTTTAGCAAAGAGGGCATTTACAGAGATACGAGAAAAAGGATTGAGAGAAGCGCATCCGCAGTATTTCACGCAGGTGCAGTTGTACTTATATGCGTTGGGACTGGAAAAAGGGTATTTGATAGCACGGAATAAGGATACGCCAAAGACGAGGTTCTGGGATCACCACATTGAAGAAGTCGTTTACGATGCCGAGTTTGTAGAAGCTGAGCTAAAGCGGTTGGAGGAGTTGGCGATTAAAATTGAACAAGGTATTGAGATTGAGCCGCCATTTAATCCAGAGGATAATTGGCAGTGCAGACAGCCATGGTGTCCGTATACAAACGTTTGCTTCCCTGAATATTACGAAAAGGCCATACAGCCAAAAGATTGGGAGCAGAACACAAATTTGGAAAGCACTGTTGAAGAGTATGAAACATTAGGTGATGAGATTAAAGAGTTACAACAACGCAGAGATGAGCTTAAAGAAATCATCATGTCACAGGTAAAAGACGAAACAGTGGTCGCAGGCAAATATTTGGTAACTGTTAAAGAAAGAAGTTCTGAAAGGATTGATACAAAACTAGCCAGGCAGTTTTTGCCAGCTGAAATGTTACAAGACATTATCAAGGTAACAAAGTCCAAGGTTCTTGAAATCAAAGAACTTGGCCAGTAAGGAGGGAGAACAATGGACAGCATTGTAAAGTACAAATCCGAGAGTGGCGAGGAAGTTTCTTTAAGTGNAGACATTATCAAGCGTTATTTGGTNTCNGGNGANCNGAGNAAGGTTANCGACCAAGAAGTNATGATGTTCTTAAANNTNTGCCAGTANCANAAGCTCAATCCGTTCCTTAANGAGGCNTANNTNGTGAAGTTNGGNAATGAGNCNGCNCAAATAATTGTNGGNAAAGANGTGTTTATGCGNCGGGTGTCTAACAGTCCGTTAGTTGAAGGTTACCAAGCAGGTATCATCGTTCGTAAGAAAGGTTCAGACGAGATACAGTACCGCAATGGGACATTCTATGTGCCGGGTGAGGAGCAGTTGCTTGGAGGTTGGAGCAGGATTTGGCGCAAAGGCTGGAAGGAGCCAGTCGAACATTCTGTAAGCTTGCATGAATACATAAAGCTTGGAGCGAATAAAGAGCCGCAGGCTGGGTGGAAGAAGGCGGCAACCCAAATCAGAAAAGTAGCACTCGTGCAGAATGCCCGAGAAGTTGTTCCCGATTTGAGACAGCTTTATATCAGCGAAGAGATGCAGGTCGATGAGGAGCAGTTGCAAAATGTACAAGTGGAGTTTACAATACATGATGCCGAGGAAGAGGTGCAGGAAGAGACGCAGGAAGTAGAATATGCAAGCGATAATGAGTTCATTTCAGATCCGCCTATAACAGTGAAGCAAGTAAAGAGGTTGTACGCTATAGCCCACGGAGATACGAAGCTGATAAATGACATAATTGAAGAGTATGGATACGAGAAGTTGCAGGATATTAGGAGAGGAGATTACGAGGCGATTTGCAATGCTGTACAAAGTGCGGTGTTGGAACAAGAAGAGCAACTATCAGATACCATTGAACAAGTAGAAGAGCAATAACAGTTAGCAAAGTCCCGAGTGGGAGCAAGTGTAGGTTTTACCAAAGCTTGCTCCCATTTTTATTTCATTTTCAAAGTGTCAGTAAAGTGTCTCAAGGGTAAAACAGTGCAAATGTAGGAACTACCAAATCCCACTGTATTTTATACAGTTTGAAAGTGTCGGTTTTTGTTAACACCTATTTAATACACAACATGTTGACATTATATCCTATGTGGTAATATATATATAGAAAAAGAAAAAGGAGGGAACGAAGATGAGAAAAGAAAGAACAGAAGGAACAGAAAGAAAAGAAGGAGGGAGAACAATGAGACAGGAGAGACAGGAAGCAAGAGAGTTAGTGCAAGAGAGGTTCAACACCAGTAGTGTAAGGTTAATCGGAAGATTAATCGCCGAAGCAATCGCCAAGACAGGACGTAAGGTAGCCAGAAAGGTGTACGGTAATGAGTATGAAGAGTTGGCTGTGCAGGTAATCGAAGAGATGCTGGAGAAGGTCAGCGAAGCCGCTTATGAGCAGTTAGCCGAAATAAGCAAGGATTACGATAAGGCAATCGAGAACTTCTTGGTTGAAAAGTACCTTGAAAATGGTAACCCAAGCCAGTATGCAGTAGAGATGTGGCAAAAGGAGGCAGCCATAACAAACGCAATGTACGATGCCTATAGGAAAGCAAACGATGAGTTCTGGAATACCTTTAATGTAAAGAGATGGTCATATAATCACGGTAGGGATTACGAGGAAAGGTTAGCCCTTGAGGGCATGCTGTTTGCAGTGTTTGATAGCTTAAACAAAGAATTGTTGAACGCCATAGGTGATATGGAAGATCAGTTAGCGCAAGCCCGCAGAGATGTGGGCTTTTACGTGAAGGAGGAGGCAGGGCAGTAGCCCTGCCTTTCCCTTTATGGTAAAGGTATTGACACCTATGCAAAATATGATAATATGCTATATAGAAGGAACAAACAGGAGGGATGCAAGATGAAGAAGGTCGAAAGGACAGAAAGAGGTATAAAGGTAAGGTTAGCTCATTACACTGATAATGGCGGGGATTGGGTTGCTGAGATAGTAGATTTTCACCCAACATACAAGTTCAACCGTCAATTCCTAAATGCCGAGAAAGATTGGAGTTCATCAGGTCGGACAGGCTGGAGTTACTTTGAGCTGGTAGAAGGGCGCGTATACGAGGTAAATGAGCCATACCGTGGCCGTTGGTTTATACAGGTCGTAAATGGTGAGATAGTGGAGCTGACAAAAGAGGACGTAGAAGAATACCTATACCAGAAAAACGAAAACCCAGAAGAAGAATACAAACCCATAGTAGTTGACACCGCAGACGAGGTGTATGAAGCTGATACCGATGGGACGATGCAGAAGCTTGAGCCAGAGAAGAAAGTCATTGACAAAGCGCATTATAAGGTTGCTTCCAGAGGCACATATATAATTGTAACGCCAATATGGGATGGCGGCTGGAAGATATACCTTTATGTAGGTGGAGCGGCGAGATTTCAACCGAAAAGTGTCAGAGTAGAAGAGAAGCCAATTATAGCAGGCAAGCACTTATCAGATGTGCTTGCCGATTATCCCGAGTTGAGAGGACAATAAAGTGTCAGTTTTAGTTAACACCTATTTAATACCAGAGTGGTTGACATTATATCACATATGGTAATATACTATATAGAAGAAGAAAGAAGGAGGGAGTAAAGATGAGGACAGGAAGAGAGAACTTAAAGGAGTTAGTAGCCATTGAGATGGGTAAGGGTATCAGCCGTGGGTTTGCGAGGGCTGAAGGGTGGTTAACATCCAATATTGACCACTATGCTGAAGGTTCGTTTGTAGGGTTCATCCTTGGTATGCATCTAATAGACGTGTTAAGCGAGACAGCTTTCAAAGCCCTTGAAGGTGCGCTGGACGATTTGGTAGACGAGCTTGAGATGTTCTGTTTAGAGCGCGAGAAAGAAAATGGCAAGGAATATGTGTACTACCATGAAGCTATGAGAATTGCAAGAGATATAGCAGGAGCGGTGCGAGAAGAGTTCATGAGCCAGCGTCAAAAGTTGAACGAGATTGAGGACTTGATATATTACGATTGGACATTTGCTAACATGGGTCTAGAAACAACAGGAAAAGCCATAAGGCACTTTGTATGCCGAGAGTTGGACACAATACTTTACATGAAGGTTTATACCGAGTTTACTGATGCGGTTGACAGGGTAATCAGAAGACTGGAGGGTGGGCATTAGCCCTGCTTCCTCTAATGGGAGGCATAAAGAAATGACAATTATCAAAAGGACAGACAGAGGTATAAAGGTAAAGTTAGCTCATTACACCAGTAGCGGTAGGGATTGGGTGGCTGAAATAACCGATATAGATGAAAAATATGGTTTCAAGCGGGAATTCTTAAATGCTGAAAAAGATTGGAGCTCATCAGGGAAAACTGGTTGGAGCTACTACGAAATCGAGAACGGCAAAGTGTACGAGGTTAATGAGCCATACAAAGGCCGATGGTTCTTCCAAGTTACTAATGGCGAATGTGTCGAGATTAGCAAGGAAGATGTTTTAGAGTACATAGAGCAAAAACGCAGTGGACTACTAACTGGTAGGCCTGAAGAGAAACAGCCGATATTGATTGATAGAGATGAAGAGGTATATGAAGAAAATGAAGATGGCATATTAGTGTGTATTCAACCATCGAAGATTGAAAACGATAAAGCAGAGTATTTGATATCTCCAAAAAGAACGTACGTTACTTTATCGCAGGGAGAAAAAGGCATCTGGAAGCTTTGCCTTTACCTTGGAGGAGCTGCACGATTTACGCCAAAATGTGTAAACCTCGAAACCAAGCCTTTGCTTCAGTACCAAAAGTTAAAGGATGTTGTAAACGTTTACGAAGCCATAAGCAAATAAAGGAAGGGGGCGGGTTATCCGCCCCCTTGGGAGGTGATTGTATATCGGACAGAAGGAGGGAGCACGGTGGCAGTGAACACTAGACAAAGGAGGTGACACTGTTTNGCTCCCTAAAGTTATTATACCATATTCATGTGCTATAATACAATTAGCAAAAAAGACAAAGGAGGAATAAAATGCTGGTAAAAATCAACGAAATCATTATCGGCGATAACAGGCGCAGTGTAAATCCAGAGCGAGTAAAAGAATTAGCCGCAAGTATTCAAGAGATTGGCCTACTTAATCCTGTAACTATAACTGAAGACAAACGCCTTGTTGCAGGTTTGCACCGTATTGAAGCCTATAAGTTACTCGGCAGAACTGAAATAGAAGCCACTGTTGTTAGCCTAAGCGAACTGGATGCTGAACTTGCGCAGATTGATGAAAACCTCATGCGCAATGAACTTACCGTACTGGAACGAGCTGAACAGCTGAAGCGCAGAAAAGAAATATACGAGGCGAAGTATCCTGAAAGCAGAGCAGGAGTAAAAAGAGCCATTGGAATGCACAAAGTGCTAGGGCACAATGTTGGCGACATCGTGTCGCCAACATTTACAGAAGATACTGCTTCCAAAATTGGTGTATCACCTCGCTCCGTGCAAAGAGATGTGCAGATTGCTGAAGATTTGGCTGATGAGGTTAAAGAAGCCATCCGTAACACTGATCTGGGATTTGATGAAGTAAAGTGCGAAAGAGGAGATGAGCGGTAATGAACATTACCGATGCAATTGAAAATGTGGGCAGACCAGTAGCCTATTATTCTAATATAGCGCGTTGGCTTGGTAGTGTTGGAGATGCAATATTTTTATGCCAGCTGCTTTACTGGTATGGCAAAGGCAAAGACCCAGATGGTTGGATTTACAAGACTCAAAAGGAGTTTGAGGAAGAAACAGCTTTAAGTAGGTACGAGCAAGAACATGCAAGAAGAAAACTAAAGAGCCTTGGCATATTAGAGGAAGAGCGAAGAGGCGTACCAGCAAAGTTGTACTATAGGCTGAATGTTGATAAGATGAACGAATTATACGCTGAGTGGTACCAAACGCAGATAAATACTGAAGCAAACCAGAATGCTGTAAACCAACAATCAAGATTGTTGAAAAGTAGCAATCTAGATTGTGGAAAACCAACAAACTTGATTGCTGAAAACTCGCAATCTATTACAGAGAATACTACAGAGATTACTACAGAGAGTAAAGATATATATACTTTGCAAAACGAAATTGAAAACAACGAAAACGAAGACATACTAGAGATACTAAACAGGCCACCTATTAAACGTAAGGAAGATAAGGTATCAGGCCCGAAGCTGGATGCCGTACAGAGGGATAGGTTTGAAGAGTTCTGGAAGCTATATCCGAGAAAGCGAAATAAGTTCGATGCGATGCAGGTTTGGAATACTCTTAATCCTGATGATGAGTTGTTCGAGGCAATAATGGCTGGCTTGGACAAGGCTATAAACTCTAAGGAGTGGAAAGAGCAAGAAGGTAGATTCATTCCTTATCCAGCAACATGGCTTCGTAAAAGTAGATGGCTTGATGAGTACACAGAAGATGAAATACACTTTGATAGGTTCGAGTACATGATGAACATGCGTAAGGGTATTGACAAAGTGAACATATAGTGTATAATAAAATCATGATCAGACAGAAGGAGGGGACAGCAATGAAGGTGGAGTTAAAAACAACGGCATGTGTGGTGAGCATGGATCAGCAGTTAGCTTATGTAGGCATTGGCAGAGAAGACATTCCCAAAATTGAAGGCCACTACATTTTACGCTCTGGTGAGCTACTTCTTTATGACATGAACTTCCCAGTAAAAATTATCAGGCTCATTGTGGATCCACAGTGGCGTGGTGATGATCTAACTTGGAATGTTATTTGCCTTTGCAAAAACGACAGCCCAGAACTGTACATGCTTCATGGAACGAAGCCGATCTTATCTGTAGAGGCCTGTGATGAGATTGGCGAAACAGAGCAAGATAATTATATTCAGGTGAGGTGGTTGGCATGAAAATGGTAGATTTGGAGGGAAGGCTACTTGAGGCAAAGAGTGATATGAGCGAGTTTACGGTGTTGTTTGATCGCGACATAAAGTATGTTAGGCGTGAACGGTTAATACCAGATGCATATACTTGTTATGATAATGAGTGGATATTGCTGAAGATTAAGGATGTAGCAATAGTTGTGGATTGGAATAACGATGAGCCCAAGGCGGGGTTAAAGGTAACATTCACATCCAAGCAAATGCAAAGCAAGGTTACGATGGATAGAAAACACGGGCTTGAATTAAGGCCAGAAATAAGGTTCTTACTTGATGATACTGAATTTCATGAGAATGTTGTTGAGGTGCTAGCATGAACGAGGAAGATTTAGAGGAAAAAGTAGAGATGAGCCAGAAGCGTTGGGAACGTATGGCTGAAATGCTTAAGAATGCTCCAGTTGTAAAGTATAGAATACTGGATCCTACGATGTGTGTTTGGAATCATCAGCAATGTGATTTGTGTGGAAGGGAGGGGATAATAGAAGAGCCAGATTGGTATCCAGAATTAAAGCGCATGCAGTATGATGTACGAGAATGTTATGCCGTAATCCGTGGTAAAAGATTATTGCGGGAAAGCGGGTTACAAGGAGAGGAGGTGAGACATTCATTTGAAAACGCAGTAGTAGACGATTTCAATAGGGAGGTGATAGCAAGACTGAAAGAATGGGAGCCAATCGGGGGGAGAGGGCTTATCCTCTCCTCCCATCGTACTAAAATAAACCCACTTGGCAATGGCACTGGTAAATCGTACATGCTCCATGCCTTGACGATAAAATTATGTTTGGAAGGGTATGCATGCAAGTACGGTAGGACAGTGGACTTTCTTGCAGAGTTGCGCAGAGCATATGACAGCGATGATGGTTCTGAGTATGACATTACGCAGAAGTACATTGACTGCGATGTGTTACTCTGGGATGACATGGGCAAAGAAAATATCCGTTCAGATTGGGCACCTGAAAGGTTCTACTACGTAATTGATAGGCGCATTACTTTAAGGCGGCCGATGGTGATAAGCACAAATTTAACTATGGATGAAATAGAGGAACATTTTGGCAAAGATAACTTCGGGCCAGCCATTGTCAGCAGGTTACTGGGTTCGTGTGATATACTTTACTTGGACGGTTACGATAGAAGGTTAACATTAGATACATAAAGGGGCTGTTATTTATGTTTGTTGATACAGGTTCAGGTGTGTTTTTGAACACTGATTATATTGGTAGCATGGTGCTTGTAAGCGATTTCACTGAAGAAGGCACAGAGCAGTGGTTCATTAAAGCCTTTGGATGTTTTCAGCTTCCTGATAGGTATTTGCAGCCAGATGGCAGCGTTATTATCGGGCCATTTAGTAGCCGAGAAGAGGCATTAAAGTTCATCGGATTTGCTGATTCAGAAATCGTTTTCGAGGCCGAAGATGTTGAGGCACATTGATGAGATCAGGGCTGAAGGTTCTGTAATAGACTTAAAGCTAACCTCGGATGAGGATATAAAAGGCTCATTATATTTGCTTTCAGATGTGCATTTTGACGCTATGGCTTGTGATAGGGATGCGCTAAAGCGTAGTTTAGATAGAGCACTCGAGGAAGATGCTTTAATTATCATCGGCGGCGACTGGTTCGATGCAATGCAGGGTAAGTTTGACCCGAGGCGTAATTTGGATGAGTTGCGTCCCGAGTATCGCTGTGAGAAGTATTTCGACGTGGTGGTGGAAGATAGTGCAGAGTTTCTAAAACCCTATGCGAGAAACATTATTGCTGTAACGCAAGGCAATCATGAGCTTGCTGTCCGTAAAAACTCCAATACCGATTTGTGCGATAGGTTGGTATTTCATTTACGTTTGGCTGGCAGTCGTGCGGTAACAGGGAAGTGGAAGGGCTGGTTCAGGTTTCGTTTTTCGGTTAAAGGTCATTATTCATCGTTGAAAATGTATTATGCACATTCAGCCGCAGGTGCAAATGCTCCAGTAACCCGAGGCGTGATAGCTACAAACAGACAAGCAGTTTATGAACCCGATGCTGACATTGTGTGGAATGGCCATACACACACAGCGTACGTTGTACCGATTGTTCGAGATAGATTGAGCAATAAGGGACGAGTTTACCAAGACATCGGCTGGTATGTGCGGACACCGGGCTATAAACGTGATTGGCAAGAAGACGATTCGTTTATAGCGCAGAAAGGGTATGGGCCACAGCCAGTTGGATGTGCAAAGGTGGATATTTACGCTGGGTATAAGGGTTTCCCAAGGGTGCATACAAGCTTGGAGATTGAGGCATGAATAGTAAGCGTAAAGGCAAGCGAGGAGAACTTGAGCTTGCAAAGAAACTCCAAGAGTATGGCTTTAATACGAGAAGGGGACAGCAATATTCGGGTCTGGGTGGCGATGATGTTGTAGGTTTAGAGGGCATTCATATTGAGTGTAAAAGAGTTGAGCGATTGAACGTTTACGATGCGATGGAACAAGCTATAAAAGATGCTAAAGCAGATGAGCTACCAGCAGTATTTTGGCGTAAGAACAAGAAGGAGTGGCTTGTTACGATGACTTTAAGTGATTGGATTGAGCTCTATAAAGGATGGCTGTGGAGCGAAAATGAGTAA